CTCTAAATCATCAATGTTATCTAAAGCAGCATTCCAGTTACGAGAAGGTGTTACACCACGATTCACTTTATTCATCTCCTCACGACTGGCACGCTTATCACCAGAATACCCTGCTGAAGCCAATGCACGCCCAATCGAACTCGTCTCCGCATTCTCGAGAGCAGAAGTCAAATTGGCTCCCTTAGTTCCATCAACTTCAAAAGCAAGACCAGTAGCCTTAGGACAATTTTCCAACTGATCCTTAGCAGTCAAAAACACATACGCTTGAACAACCCATGTAGAGATAGCTCTGTCATGTTGTTGAGTCAGATTCCTGGTAGTTATACGCCCATCAGGGAAATCAACATAAAAGCGTTTGATACGCTCAGCAACCGTTTCATAGTCGGCAGGATTAAAGGCGGCCATTAGCGTGTTACCCAAGTCACAACATAGTTATCCTCAAGGTAAATCCAAAAAGGTAAATCACGAATCTGCAAAGCAACCTTGTCGTCACTCCAATTATTGATTCCTGTGAGGATTCCAGCAATCTCGGTATTCTTGCCTGGAGTGTTGTTGATTACTATTGCAACCTTGTCACCGACTTTTAATCCAGTTATGTCTTTTAGTTTTGGCATGTCTATTTTTCCTTAATCGTTAAATATGGTTTACCGGCACCACGCTGAGATAAAGTGCATACAATCACTCCATCAATAGTGCCATTCTTAGCTCCATTTAGAGCATCTATTGTTATTGCTTTTATCTTTTGCAATTCTGTTTCAGCATCTTTAGCAGCAACATGAGCTTTCCACAACTCAATACCAATTTGCCCTAATTCTTCATTACGAGATTCAATGTCAGGAGACATGGCACGCACAGTTTCAAAAGTTGAATCACTACCATCCCATTCAGGTGCAACATGATCTAATACGCTTTGATGGAACTGTTCAGCACGCTGCCAAATGACGCTCCAAGTAAAATCATCCCAAACAATCTCAAACTCTTTATATCGACCAGCATTTAAAACAGCAAAAATTGCTTTACGAACACCAAAAACAAACATATACCAATACACCTGAGCTTTGTAATGTTCAGGCACACCATCCCAATATTGAGCCGAATGTTTAATCTCCAAAATAAAAGGCACACCATTCTCATCTACACCTAAACCATCAGGGTTAGCGTGAACCCACGAATAATCTTTGTGAGCAAAAGTGCCGACATTCCTCAAAACAAAATTAGGATGTTGTTCAACAAATAACTGAAAAATTGCTGGTTCAACAAGCTGACCGACACGCATAGCAACATTCCGTTTAGAGTCAAAATCCTCTAACTCAACAAGGCCACACTTTTCAGCCCACAAAGTATAGGCAGACTTCCAAGGGGACAGGCTCAAAACAGCACCCATCTCAGAGCCAGAAATAACACCTGGCTGATTACGCAGTTCATGCCATTCAGGTGATCCAGAAACAAACTCACCAAGCGAAACAGCATTACTGACAACAACATCTAAAAGCACATTTTTTTCGTTTTCCATGACTACACTTTATTCATGCCCACTGACATGAACCTAAGCCAAGATACTTTAGCCCTATTTGAAGCTATCGAAAACAATAATGGTGTCGAATGTGAAAAGGTGCCGGACATCTTTTTTCCTGAAGACATCTTTTCAACTCAAGGCACAATCAAATCTGCATACAGGCTTGTCAGAGAGATGGAGGAGACAGCACGAGAAATCTGTCTCAAATGCCCTGTAATGGCTTTATGTCTAAAAGTTGGTTTTTATGAAGATTACGGTATTTTTGGTGGCACAACCCCAAAACAGCGTATTCAACTTAGGCGAGACAAACAAATATAGGTCAAAAACGCCTAAAAACGCCCCGTAGAGCGTTTAGAGACTAAGTTATGAGTATCTGTATTAGTTTTCAGGTGCAGGTTCAATAGGCACAGTTTGAGCCTTATTTGCACAGTCATAGCAATCATGCTCAGTTTGAGCATTAGGAATCCCCAAAAGCAAGGCATCCACACCGCTGTAAACAATGTTTTCAGTAGTTTTACAAGTCCGACATTCGGCCATCAGTCATTTTTCCTTATTGCATAAGTTACAACCCAAATAACTAGACTAACCAAAATACACCAACCAACAATGGTTTTTGCTGAACCCTCTAAAACAATCCAAGCAACAAACATACCCAATAAAGTCCAAAGCTGACCTAACAGATCACTAAAAAAGTTTTTCATTAATCTTTTTTCCTAACCGCTCCACCACTAGAAGCAATACTTGCTTGAGTTGCCATACCTGAAGCACCAACCGCAATTTGTGTTACAACAACCGCTGCAACAACCTCTTTTTTAGCAGTAGCTCTATGAGCAGGTGACATGTCACTACCAATATTACCAAGTAAGTTGATAGCGTTAGTTAAACCGACAGCAACAGCACCAACACCAGGTATGGAAGCAATAGACTCATCAACCACAATGTCATCTGCCTGAGCTGCAACATATAAAGCATCCAACGCTTGAGCATACTCAACAGAGTTTTCAGGTGCAGAATCTAAAACTTGATAAGCAACTTGTTGCAATTCAGCAACTTGAACATCAGTCAAATCTGTTGGAGCAACCAAAATCAAATCAGTCAAAGTTTCGTTAGGTGTCGGTGTAATTGGTGCAGGAACATAAGGCGGGTCAGGCACAACAGGAGGGTCAGGAATCACGACAGGAGGAACAACAACAGGAGGTTCAACAACAGGAGGGTTAACAACAGGAGGTTCAACAACAGGAGGGTCAACGACAGGTGGAAGAACAACAGGAGCACTATCAGTCAAAACAGTTACAGCATCACCAAAAGGCGAATAAACCCCAAGTGAATCATTATCAGATCTAAGCCAAAACTTTATTTCAGTATTTTCAGGCAAATCCGAAACATAAAAACTAGAATCAGTCGTGCCAACACCCCAACCAGCATTATCTCCATAAGTCCACATGAGCGTGTAATGCTCTAAAGGCACAGTTCCATCAACCGGAGCATCCCAATTCACAGTCACGCTAGTGCCATCAACAACATAAGACTTAATAACAGGAGCATTCAAAACTCGAGTCGGTGGAACAACAGGTGGATCAACAGGAACAACAGGCACAGTTGTATAAGCAGAATCTGGAACAACATTCATACCCAAACCATTATTTAAATCCCAAAACAAATGATTACAAGCCCCACCACCATATTCATAAAACCAAGCATCCAATTTGTAGCTTTGATTAGCAGACATAGGGAACACACCCTGCCCACCTGAACAACCTTTGAGAGTCCAGTTATCTATTACAGGCACACCATCAAGAGCCAACCAAAAACCATCATCAGCCCACGACTGAAAAACAACATCAGCCGAAACAGGAGCAGTAATAAAACCCGAATAATGCATCAACACAAAATCGCCTTGACAACCACCAACAATGCCACCAAACTCGGCATCAAAATCGGTGTTTATGTTTGCAGCAGAAGTCCAAACAGTTGCAGTCTCGCAAAGCGTATAAGGTTGGCGGTCAGGTAACGCTGACGGATCATAAGTGTAAACCTCAACAGTAAGACCAGGAGAAACAGCTTGAGCAACAGTCAAAGGCCAAAACACGAAAACTAGAGTTAGGAATACTGCCCCCAAAAACTTTAGTTTCATGCCTTTTTAGCTGTATCCTCTTGAGCCTTTTTTATAGCATCATTCGCAGACCTAGACACATCAGCAGGGGTAACCTTGCCAGTTGTGGCTATCGCATAACCAATAGACCCTACAACACCAATCATTAGAGTTCCAAAGGAAACTAATACACCGGTAAGCCAAGACCCTGTGACAGCAGCACCCACACCCATAGAGCCACCAAGAATAAACAAAAAGATACCAAAGCCACGCCACAACAACGCAGCCAAAACTTGAATAATCTCACCACTTCTATCCTTAAAAAACTTCATCTTTTACGCCTTATTTTCAAGAATATGTTTCAACGGATCAACAAGTTGGTCATAAGCACACAAATGAATATTTGGATTAGACCAAGCCTTATTTGCTTTACCAATAGACAAATGCAAGTGTGCCCCAGTTGAAGCCGAACCGCTAGGAGTATTCTTACCTCCACCAACTAAACCAATAACAGTTTCCCCAGCCTTAACCTTGTCACCCTTTTTCAACGGACTAACTTCAGCTAAGTGAGCATACAAAACCCAATAACCATCAGCAGCAGACTGAATAATAATGTGACCTAAAACATCAGTCCATTCAGAAACAAAAACAGTGCCATCAACAATGCCTTTAATCACAGACTTTTCGGCAGGATGCCAGTCTTGACCTCTATGAGGTCGGCCATTACGATACGGAGCTAGATTCCCAAACTCATCCCCACGAAGTTTAGCTGCAAACGGTTCAATATATTTAGTCATAACCCAATTTTACAACAGAGAAGTTATGCTCCAAAACCTTTAGAAATAAAATAAACAATACAAGAAGTTAAAACTGCTGTAATAACTGAAGGAATCCAAGCGTTCCTATTTACATTTTTTTCTAGTTCTCTAATGCGTGTTTCGTGATCTTGCGAAGACTGCAAAATCTGTATGCTATTCGCTTTTAGAATCTCGATGTCACGAACAATCTGCAACAACAAAGATTGATTTGTTGGCTTTGATTCATTCATTAGGATTCAATCACAGACATTTCAACACCACAGCAACCACAAAAAACTGGAATACCGTCAGGATGCGGATAATGTTGTTCATCACCCATTTCACAATTAACAGTTTTACAAGTAAGCATCAAATCTCCTAACCAGCTGCAGTTCCATAAGCCATTGCCACAGCAATGCCATAAATAGTTGTAGTTGCACCTGAAGAAGCGTTACCATTATTGAAAACACCAACAGTTACAGTTCCAGCAGTAACAGAAGAAACATAAGCAGTTAAGAGAGTTGAACTAGTTGAAACAGTTACGATTGGAGCAACAGCGAAACGACCAGAAGGAAAAGCAACAGCAACAGTAGTCCCAGTATTGACTGCCAAAGCACCTGATTGGGTTGCAGTAAAAGCAGAAATAGCTGCGGGTAAAGGTTGCCAGTTAGTTCCATCATAAACTTCAACACGCAATTTATCTGTTACATATGAAGGTTGCCCTGCAGTTCCTGAAGGAATACCAGTTCCCCGAATAGCACTAGATCCATAGATAGAAACAGTTTGATAAGCAACATAACTGTTCATATCTGAAGCAGTTAGAACATCACCGATAGTCCAAGTTTTGAAAGCCATAATATCCTTATTCTACTAGCCCAAAATAGAAGTGTTTAGTTTGTTGGTCAAAGTTGAATCAAGGCGCATAGGAACATTTGTTAAACTTGCAACAGTAAAAGTAATATGATCTGTTTCAATTCCAACTTCACTATTTATAGCCAAAATTTGATAATACTTATCAACTATTGCACCTATAGCCGAAGGTTGAAAACAAAGCCTAATCACATCTCTAAGTTCTAAACCTAAAACTAGATTCTGTTGTGCTAAAGTCAAAGCTTCTAAAGCAACAACAAAACTATCTGCCCTATATTCAGGTAAACGCCAATAACCAAGCAAATCTGCGGCAACTTCAGTTGGCCTAGTTAACGAAGTAGTCAAATTATCGGTTTGAGAATAAGATCGCAAACCATACAATCCAGTTCCAGCAGTATCCGTAACAGTAGCAGTAGCGTTCACACCGCCAATTAGAACTTGATTGTAAAGATTCAAACCAGAATTGGCTAAAGAAATATCTGTAAAAGGAATTGCAGTTCCATTGCCAAAAGCAGTTCCTTGAGAATTGTTATCCGCAAAAGTTAAATATGTTGAAGGGGTTGGCGTAGAAGAAGCAGTATTTATTCCCATAACTGAAGAAGATTGATAAGGTGTCCCTAACCAAGCAACTTCACGCTTTACAGCATAATTTGAAACAAGTGGCCTATATGATCCGTCAAAATAAGTTGAATCATAAGTTGAAGTAGTTTCAACTTGCCAAGCATCAGTTTCAAAACCATAAGGCGATGTTGTTCCAGCGGAAGTAACCAAAATGCTAATACCAGCGACAGTAGCAGTTCCAGTTGTAGCTGTTCCACTAATTTGAGTCCATTGAGTTATTCCTGAAGCGTTTATTATTGTAGTTGAAGCAGGTGAACCAATAGATTGCCCTAACGAGTTCAATAAGGTGGCATAAAGGGTTATTCCTGAACCTGTAACTCCTGAACCCTTAGCCCAAAAGGAAACAACATAATTAGGGTTAGATAACAAAGGATTATATTTAGCGCTATTTACTTCCGCATAACTAATTTCAGTATCAATGTTTGCGACAGAAGCCGAAGCCCTTGAAGTAATATGACCATAAATATAAGGTGTAGCAGTTCCCTTGATATAGTTAGTCCATCCATTAGTGATTCCAGCAATAGCCAAGCTAGTTCCAACAGTTGCAGTAGCAGGATAAGGAATAACATTTTGGCGAGAAGAAATCCGCCAAGTGTAATCAGTAAAAGTTCTATCTTTAAAAATCATTGTTGCACTAGAAGAAGCTGAAGCAAACAAATCCCCAGGTTCAGATCTAGCAACATTTTGTAAATAACTTAAAACATTATCGCCAGCAGCTTGAACATCTGAACCCAAAATACTTTTATTTGCCCTACCTGAAGTTCCAGTTGTAACCAAATTATTGTTGTAAAGAATATTGGAAATGCGTTCACCACTAAAATCACCTGTAGATTGTGTTCCACCAGTAAAATTGATGCGAGACATGTAATACATTAGATCGCCTGCAGTTAAAGTAGCATTACCATCAAAACCTGCATTATCGTAAGTGAAAGACCAATCTTGAACATAACCATAAAAACGGACAATAGAATTAGTTGTTATTCTAACCCTGCCCCCAGGCTGCACCATAGTATAGCCAGAACCAGAATTATAAAGAATAGAGCTAGTATTCAAAGGGTCAAAAGTGCGATCATTGTTAGTAAAAGTAATTGAAAGTTGTCCAGCCTGATAATCATCAGCAACTCTAGTTGTTCCCCTATTTATTGAAATGTTACCTGCATAAGAAGTAACATCAACCCAAGAAGAACCTGGCCCAAAACCTAATTCAACCTTTTGAGTAGTGTTAGCCATCAATGATTCCCTGTAACTAGATTCCAACTACTAGGCACATTACCGTTAGTTTTCACATATTTACTGACAGCATCAACCACAGCTTTAGGGTCAGC